CTACTGCTCGATCCGCCATAAAGATGACGGCTTTCTTACCATATTTGCGGCACAAATAGGAAAGAGAAATCTGTGCGTACCCAGTTGCCGGCGAACTCCCATATACCCATTCTTGAATCTCCTCATTGGACTTTATTAGATAGTCGGAAAATCTCATCTTTGAGCCACCACCAATCAAATCATCTCTAACAATTTGAAATCCATTATAGGATTCAATCACTGGTGAGTCAAGTGGGTCTTTCCAGTCTCCTATTCTATCTAGATATTCTTCGGCTGTATCTTCAAATATACTCATTTGACAATCCTACTGAAGTCACCTTTCTTCTCAAAACCCATCATAACAGGGAACTTATCTGCCAAATGATCTGCTTTGTGACTGATGACAAATATATTACACTTCTTTCCCAGACTATGTAATAGTTTCATAAACTCATCTGTACCCATTCCATCTAGAGAAGAATCAAAGACCTCATCGAGAATCAACAAGTTGCAGTTGGCACTGTTCTTCAACCTAGCAATCTCTCTCCAAGCAAGAAGTAGAGACAGGTCAATTCGCAGTTTCTCTCCTTCACTGAAACTCATATAAGAAAAAGCATCACGATGCCGACTCTTGATGGTTTCATTGAATTCTTCATCTAGATGGAACTGGGCAAAGAAATCCATTGATGTAAGATAATGATTAATGAGTTTATTAATAATAGGTAGATAGTGCTTGATGATCTTCGACTTGATTCCACTATCCTTCAGCAAAGAATATGCTACAGCATATGAGTCTCCCATACCAACAAGTTGTCTTCTTTCCTTTTGAATGGTTTCTGCATCCTCCATGTATGAATTCAACTTTTCGTTCTCTTCATCAATGGAATCAGTATCGGATGAAACTTGTTCTCGCATCTTCTGAAGATTACGAATGTGTTGGTTTGAGGCATTAATCTTGCCATTAAGTTCGTTCAACTCTTTCTGTAGAGTCTGAACATTAACAAGAACTTCATTTATCTCTTCGTTTCGACTCAGTAGTTTATTCAACTCAGTTGTCATCTCAGTTAAACCAGAGTTTAATTCATTCAACTTCTCTTCAGTATCACCAACCATATTGTCGATCATCTCTTGTGGTATTTTCTGTCCACACTCACCACATGTGTTTTTGCCTCGAACAGCATCTAGTTGTTTCTCATATCTTGTCTGCTTATTCTCTACTTGTGTGATGAGTCTTTCAAACATACCGATCTTAACCGAAACAGAATCTTTATCGTCAACGGTTTTCAATAAACCATCAATCACTTCAACACTTTGATTACTTTTTTCTTGAAGTAAATTTTGCTCACACATTGACTCGGTGATTCTTATATCGAAATCATCAATGGACTTTTTACTTTTCTCCTCAAGAGTCTTGATGTGACTCTTCTGCATTTCAATCTTACTGACTGCGATGTCTCGCTTGCGATCGTTCTCCTTCATCTCTTCTTTCAACGCAGCAATCTTTTCCTTCAGAAGAGTGTTCATTGTGGAGAATATATTAATGTCTAGAATATCTTCGATCACCTCTCGACGATCAGCCGCAGTCAACTGCATGAAGGGAACGAAAGAAGAACTACCAAGAATCACAACTTGTGTGAACGACTTGTAGTTCATTCGGATAATCTGCTCCTCTAGCATTTTCTGATAATCTTTTGCCTTTGCGTGCTGATCAATTAGATTATCATCCTTATAAATCTCAAAGATCTTTGGCTTCAATCCACGAACAATTTTATACTTGTTCTCGTTGATTCGAAAAGTAAGTTCGACACTACAATCCTTTTGATTGATGGAGTTCACCAACTGCGGAATGTTGATCTTACGGAAAGGCTTACCAAACAAGGCAAATGTGATAGAGTCGAGAAGTGCAAAAGACTTCCCGTGTCCGTTGTTTCCCGAAACCAGAGTCATTGGACTCTTCTCTAGATTGACTTCAGTATAGGTATTTCCAAACGACCCAAAGTTTTTGAATCGTACTTTCTCAAAATATATCACTGACTCAGAGCCTCCATGTAAAGTTCACGAATCAGATTCTTAACATCTGACTTGTTAGATAGAGTTTCCATTCCATCAATTTCGTTATTGATAATTGTAATAGTATCTTGTGCCATGTCAAGAATATCTTCTTCATCAATAGATGTTAATTCGGCATCCTCTACGATTGTAACATTCTGAACATTCTGCTCATATAGTTTGTCAATAAAACGATCGAACAGATAAGAGTCCTTTTTGTTCAAAATCAAAATCTTAATAAAGGTGTTTGAGTAGGCGGAAAAATCTAGATCACTAATCACCTTTTCCATATTCACTCGTTGATCATCATAAACTATTTGATGAAACATTCTTTGTGGGTTTTCAACATACTCAATCTGCCGTGTTTCTGTATCAAGAACATGGAATCCTTTCTTCTCATGAAGATCATGAAAAGTAATTTGATATTGAGTTCCCAGATAGTGAATATTATTTCTACTGCTCTTGTTATGAAAATGTCCAGACAGAACCATTTCAAATCTCTTTAGTTCACTGTCCGACATACCACCATCAAACTTGTGACCTCTCATTACTTCATACCCATCAAGTTCAAAATGACCACAGACTATTGGTGCCTTTGTTTTCTTCAGAAACTCCAAAGTATCTTCTCTGTTGTTTGAGTTGATCCAAGGAATCATTCCGATGGTAAGACCATCCAGATTAATTTCTGTTGGCTCCTCGTAGATGTTGAAGTTTGAATAACGATCACTGAACAACTCACGAATAGAATTCAGTTCATTCGTATTCTTATAAAATGTATCATGGTTTCCAAGAACACAATGAACAGTCACACCCATCTCTTCGAGAGGTTCCATGAACTGCTTTCGTACCGTCTGAAGTGTATTAAAGTTTACAAACTTACGACGATCCATCAAGTCACCAAGATGTAAAACAGTCTTTATGCCATTTTGTTTTAAATATGGAAAAAACTGATTATGAAAAAAATCAATAAAGTAATTTAGGAAGATTTGGCTATCTGATCTGGCACCAAAATGGCTATCATTGATCACACATACTTTCATTATTTTCCCTTTTTCTTTTTCTTGGGACTGAACTTTTCCAAATCACTTTCATTCAACTGAAAGTATTCTCTGATGGCTTCATCTGGATTCTTATCAAAGTAGTTTTCTTTAAACCACTTATAGATTTCTGTACCATGATCGCCCTCTTCAATCATCTTAAACTTCACATATGATTGTTTCTTTTCTTTTTCGATGCGTCTAAGAAAAGCATAGTATATGATTTGTGTGAAATATGAAAATGGATTCTTTGATTTTTCTGGATCAAAATTATGGGCATATAGAATGCAGTTCTCAATTGCGTCACCAATCATCTCATCTAAAAATGAATAGTTCATAAAATTAGGCTTCATAGCAAGATTAGTGGCAATTTTAATAAAGCACTCACCAATGTAATTATTTACTGGTGGTGCTGCTTCATCATTCTCTTCTGCTGCAATAACTTGTTTCTTCCACGCAGACATTTCTTTAAAGAATAATTCGTTATCTATATAATGATTTTTTGATTTAGCCATGAGTTTTCCTCTTTGGACATAATGTATACCATATTTTATTTTTGTCAAGATTATTCTTGACAAATCTTATAACCCCAATACAATTCCCCTTGTGGGAGGAGAAAAGGAAACTCTATATTAATATAATATAGATACCCATCTAGACCAATATTCCAACAGGGTGGAGGAGGCGTTTGCTAGTTGCATCTCCATGTGTTTTGGTTTTCTTGGTTTGTTTAACAAATTCATTCCACATTCACTGGGTTTACGATTACCTTTTTTCGTGTTACAAGGTCCACACGCTGTTGTGAGATTTGTCCAAGAGGAGTCTCCGCCTCTTGATTTTGGAGTCACATGATCTATTGTAAGATTATGTGTATTCCTCGACTTCATACCACAGTATTGACAGGTCCACTTGTCTCTTTTGAATATATTTTTTCTTGTTGGGATGTTGGACTGTTTTGGTGTGAAAACGTATTGAATCAACATAAGAACGGCTGGTAAGGAATATTTACCTTTAGGTGTTTTGATTTGGTAATCTATTCCATAAGAGTATGGTCTTGTTGCTTTTCCTGACTCTAGAAGCAGTACTGCTTTCTTCCAGTCAATGACATTGAGAACTTCTTCTGAAGCATTGAGGAGCAAGACTTCTCTTTGCATACAATCTCCTTGGATTAGAGGTAATCTTTGAGGTCATTTGACCAGTCTGTCCAACGATTGCCATAATCAGGATGGTTGTTATCTTCACCAGTATATTCTTCTGTAACTTTCTCTTTGATATTATCGTAGAGATAATCTGCCATGTCGGATGGTTTGATGATTCCTTCTTTTACCATTTTCTCTAATAGGTTCGGTGGAATCATAAGTGTCATGACAATAAATTCCTGCATATCATCTTCATCCATCTCTTCGGGAAAATCAAATTCATCAGCCATGTTGTCGATATCATCTTGTAACTTCTTCATCATTTCATCGAGAGATCCAGCATTCCCTGCATTGAACTGATTCAGGATGTCCTGAATTGGATTTGGTTGATTGCCTTTATGCTGCTTCTGAATCTCCTCTTGATTACCATAATTTGTCACACTTCTATTCTTTTTTAGATTTTCTTCTCTACCCTTTTCTATTGTGTATAGTTTATCTGTTTCCTCTGTTGGTGGGAGAAAGGCAAGAATGATGTCCTTCGAGATGGTAATACTTTCCGCCTCTGAGAAAGAAAGCCAACTCTGAAGTGTAGTGATTTCTTTCCTTGCTCCAGAGAAAGGATCAGTCACAATATTTGTTTTGAATATAAATGGTTTTTCTAGCGTCAAACTTTTCTTGTTTGAATTCACGATTTTGGCGATCACATCAATGCCGCTGTTGAGTCTGATGATTTTGCTTTGGATACTGTCTGACATAATCATCTCCCTAGATGTAATTTTGTGATTTCATAATCAAAATGCTCATTAGTATATATTTTTATTCGCTCACCTAAATGTTTGAAAGTATGGTTTTCGTATTTACCAACACGAAGATCATCTGAAATATCAAACAACTTCATGTGTTGTTTTCTGTCTGACTTTCTCAAACCTCTACCTATACTTTGCAGAACACGAACAACAGATTTTGATGGACTGGCAAAAATAATATTATCAATGTTTCTGATGTTGATGCCAGTTGAACATGTTCCATAGGATGCAACTAAGTTTGAATCCTTGTTTCTATCTACAATCTTTCTAATGTCTTCTCTCTGTGTAACGTCAGTTCCGCCATAGATTAAGTATGTCTTCTTGTCTGTGTTTTCTTTGATCATTTCGTATAGTGGTTTGCCATGCTTCTCCACATAATTAAACAATACTAGTGTATTACCTTTTAGGCTGTTTGTCAACTGTGTAATAAATTTATTTCGCCTTTCATTCGTGACAATCCATTCAATCTCATCTTGATACTTCTTTCTCTTCATAAACTCTCGTTCATCATTTGTGTATTGAAGTGAAACACAATTGATATCCATCGTGGAAAGAATGTTTTTATCCATGAGTGTTTTGGTTGTGGTGACTTGAAACACTCTGCCAAATAGTCCTTCAATAACTAGTTTGTGTGTCTGTGTTCCATCAAGTGTCCCAGTGGTTCCCACTCTATAGTCACATTCTGTTAGTTTTGACATAAGCGTGGAAAGTGATTTTGCTTTGAACAGGTGACACTCATCACCAAACACGGCACCAAACTGAGAAAAGTATTCATGAGGCATATTGTAAAGACTCTGCCATGTTGAAATAACAACTCTCTTTTCTGTATCTTTCAACTGACCACTATACACTTGATGGCACTCTTCTTTTGAATTCCATGTGTCCTTGGAGGAATAGTCTTGAAAGTCGTCCAACATCTGAGAAACCAATCCCGTGGTGGGAACAATAATCAGAACTTTCTTATTCTCTTTTATGACATTTAAATAATATCGAAGAAGAGTATAGATGATTAGCGACTTCCCAGACGCAGTAGGAGACAGCAGGAGACATCTCTTGCTGTTTAATGCGTGTTGGATCGCATTCAACTGATGTGGATGTGGTTCTATTGGTTTCCCATTTGCCTGAATGGAAAGAGAGGAGATAAATTGACGAACCGAATCTATAGTAAACACAGAGGAAGGCAAGGAGTCCTTCAATGATTCCTCTAGTTGAATACTATAGTTTCGGTCTTTGGCAAACTGAACAACGTAATCGAGAAGACCTCGATAGATAGTTTGCTTGTATAGATGAAATAGTTTAATGGTTCCGTCCCACACCTTCTTTTTATAGGCGGGACTGAACTCATGATTCGGTACTTTGAAAGTGAAAAAATCAGATAACTCTTTTGCTATTGATCTATCACAATCAACCTTTACATGAACTGAATCTAAACTAAGAACGGAAATATCACTCATACATTATATGTATGGTTAGCCTCCGTTTGAAAATTTAGCCCAGTCGATTGCTGATCGGATATACCACTGTCGATTGTTTATTATTTTGACCACACCCTCTAGGTACTTTACCTTCTCTTCTTGCAGCGATATTCGATGGGAGAGAATGATGAGATCCTTGTCTGCCTCGATAAACTGATCAATATCGGCACGAAGAATGTTTAGAGGAAAAGGCTCCCACTCTCTCTGTCGAAGTTCATCCTCACTCATCTTTCCTGTGTAATATAGCCACTTATCTCTTCGCAGAGTCTTGTAATCACCTTGCATCTTCTTCAATAAAAGTGTTTCATCTGTGAATAAAATGAGATACTTGTTGTGGAGTTGTGGTGTTTTGATAGATTCTAGATCGAGTTCTGTTCGATCCATTTCTAGGTCAGTGCTGACCATTTCACGAAGTTCATTTAGGTTCATAGGCGAGTAATCTTGAGTTCATTAAATCTAAATTCTGTCTGTAATATAATA